TTTTTCGTAATTTAGTGGACGACATGAAAGATGAAGACACTACTATAATGGGTGATGGTAAAGGTGCTGCTGAATATGGTGGTACAATAGATTCAGGTAGCTATATGCTTAATGCTGTATTATCTGGTTCTATCTTTGGTGGTATACCTAATAATAAAATAACTGCCTTTGCTGGGGAGTCAGCAACCGGGAAGACTTTTTTTGTATTAGGTGTTGCTAAGCAATTCTTACAAGATAATCCTGATGGTGGAATAGTATATTATGATACTGAAGCAGCTGTGACAAAACAGATGATGGAAGAAAGAGGAGTAGATACTTCTCGTGTTATTATATCTCAACCAGATACCATACAAAAGTTTAGAACACATGCTATGAAGACTATTGACATGTATGAGAAGTCTCCAGATAGACCTCCTATGCTGTTTATATTAGATAGTCTAGGTCTATTATCTACTGAAAAAGAAGTAGCAGATACTACAGAAGGTAAAGATGTACGCGACATGACTAAGTCTCAATTAATCAAAGGGGCATTTAGAGTGCTTACACTCAAGTTAGCGAAAATTGGCGTGCCTATGATCGTTACAAACCATGTTTACGAGGTGATTGGCTCGTACATGCCACAGAAAGAGATGGGTGGTGGTTCTGGGTTAAAATATGCAGCTTCTACTATTGCATACCTTTCTAAGAAGAAAGTAAGAGATGGTACCGATATTACTGGTATTATTATTAAAGCTAAAATGTTTAAATCTAGACTTGCTAAAGAGAATGCACAAGCAGAAGTACTATTATCCTATAAAGGTGGATTAGACAGATATTATGGTTTACTAGAGTTTGGTGAAAAGCATGGTATATTTAAGAAGTCTGGTAATAGGTATGAAATGGGCGAAGCTAAGTTATATGGTAAACAGATACTAAAAGATCCTAAAAAGTATTTTACTGAAGATGTATTAAAACAAATTGATAAGGCATGTAAAACAGAATTTAGTTATGGAACAGTTTAACTTTTTATCTATAGATCAATGTGATGAATTAATTGACTGGTTCCAGCATCAGAAAAAAACAGGTAAGACTGTAGATAAGAAAACAAAAGTTATACCAGATTATGTTGCTCCATATAGTGTACCTAGATATTTAGATAATGGACTTGCTGAATTAGAAGATGCGTATCTTCCAAGAGACGATATATTATGCAAAGAGCAATTTGAATTAGTAAATGATTATGCTGCAAAGTATGGTAAACAAATTAAAATTATGCATGGTTTGATAGTTACAAGTTATCCTGTGGGTGGTTTTATACTTTGGCATGTTGATAGAGATGGAGATAGTCTTTTTAGTACAGCTATACATTTAAATACAGATTATGAGGGTGGTGAATTACAATTTGGGATAGATGCTAATGGTCAAAAACAAATTAAAAATATAACTGAGGTAGAAAATTATTATGAACGAGTACAAGCAGATGGTGCAATTTTTAAAGAGACAATTAAACCATATCATACAGCTGATAGAAAAGCTGGACGAGGTATAATTTATAGTTCAGATAAATGGCATAGAGTTAAAGAGGTTACAGCAGGAACAAAGTATAGTTTATTAGGATGGTTTCATGGGGGTGATATATGATAACACAAAAAATACTTGAAGGATTAATTGATAGTGATGACTTTGTACGTACAGCTAAACCTTATTTAAAAGATGAGTACTTTAAAGAGCATACAGAAAAAGTTATATTTGAAGTAATCAATAATTATATAGACAAGTATAATAAGTGTCCTAATTTAGAGTCTGTAAAGGTAGATTTAGATAATAGAACTGATCTTAATGAGGATCAACATTCCACTATTTCTAAATACGTTCAGGGTATGGTACCCGGCAATACTGATATAGAATGGTTAGTTGACGAGACAGAAAAGTTCTGTCAACACCAAGCGATCTATAATGCTATTATGGAGTCTATTCAGATACTTGACGGTAAGACTAAGACTCAAAAGGGTAACATACCCGCATTACTAACTGATGCACTTTCAGTTACGTTTGATCCTCATATTGGACATGACTTTATTGAGGATGCCGAATCTCGGTTTGAATACTATCATAGAAAAGAACACAAGCTTCCATTTAATTTAGAATACTTTAATAGAATTACCAAAGGTGGTCTCTCTAAAAAGACTCTGAATATCTGCCTGGCTGGTACTGGTGTAGGTAAGTCTTTATTCATGTGCCATTGTGCAGCAGCTAATATGTTAGATGGTAAGAATATATTATACATTACTATGGAGATGGCTGAAGAAAAGATAGCCGAAAGAATAGATGCTAACTTAATGGGTATTACTATGGATGAGTTATCGGTATTACCTAAGGAAGCATATGATAAAAAATTAAATAGAATAAAAGATAAAACTACAGGTCAGATAATTATTAAAGAATATCCTACTGCTGGTGCTGGTTCTAATCACTTTAGACATTTACTAAATGAACTGAAGCTTAAACGTAATTTTATTCCGGATATAATTTATATTGATTATTTGAATATATGTATGTCAGCAAGGATTAAATATGGAGCTAGTGTTAATTCATATACCTATGTCAAGGCTATTGCAGAAGAACTTAGAGGTTTAGCCGTAGAGTTTAATGTTCCTATCGTATCAGCAACTCAGACGACTAGAGCCGGGTTTACTAGCTCTGATATTGGGCTAGAAGATACTTCTGAATCATTTGGATTACCAGCTACTGCTGACTTTATGTTTGCTATTATTGCAACAGAAGAACTAGATCAATTAGGTCAGTTCCAGGTTAAGCAGTTAAAGAATAGGTATAGTGATCCAGGTATGTTTAGAAGGTTTATAATAGGTGTTGACAAAGCTAAGATGTTATTGTATGATGTAGAGCAGTCTGCTCAAGTTGGTCTTATGAATGACGATACACCAAGTGGCAACAGTGATGATCCTGATCGTCGCAAACTTTTTGAGGATTTTAAATGAGACATGGAATAAAAGAACACGTTAATGGTGGATATAGAATTGAAAAGAAAAAGGATAGACATCATCTTAAAGAATTAGCTACCGGTCAATATATAAGTGATTATGGTTATAGTACTGAAGCAAAAGAAGTTATAAACAAATATAAATTAGGTGGTGGGTTCAATGGTTGGACTCCTGGATTTATGGTAGAGAGTGGAAGTAAGTTTTCAAACATAATAGATATAGATGATATGGAATTTGATGAAGAAGATTTATTGGAGAAATAATGCAGGTATCAGTTAAAGGAGCAGACAGGAAGCTAGGTAATTTATTACGTAAGGCTTGTAAATTTTATGGTTCTGAATTAATGCATATTAATCTAGCTAAGCATATTAGTATCAAAATATTACTTCATAATAAATCTAAAGAGTATCCGGACAAAGGTTCATGTATATGGGACGATACTTGGAACGCAAAGAAACCTAGAGAGTTTCTTATTACAATAGTTAGAGGTCAAACAAAAGTAGCTAAACTTCATACATTAGCACATGAGATGGTTCACGTTAAGCAATATGCTAAAGGTGAAATGGATGGTATACAACACAAGGATGGCTTTCAAAAATGGAAGGGTGTTGAGTTTAAATTAAACCCTAGAGTAAATCCAGCTAAAACATCTGGTGGTATTATGACAAAGAAGTATGACTACTATTATTTGCCATGGGAGATAGAAGCGTATGGTCTTGAAGTAGGACTAGCATGGTATTTTGTAACAGAGAATGAAATTAAATAATGGATGCATTCCCAGAGGCACAGAACTTCTTAGATGGTCTACATCATGCTACAAAGCACAAGTGTATAGAAGAATATGTACAAGTGTTTCTAGAAACATATAGGTTGACTGGAGACATAAAGTATAGTAAAAATAATGCATTGAAGGTATCCCTTCATGAACGTGACACAGAAATAATGGAGATATAAATGAGCCCTTGGAAAATTACACCACTTGATCCTAAAGGTATAAGTAAACCTAAAGTAACTAAGCCTGCAATAGCTCAGTCAGATGTGAATTTACTCCTCT